CGCGCGGACCTACCTGGAGGGGCTGCTCTGGCCTGATGGCCCGCGCTGCCCGGTCTGCGGCACCGGCGATAAGATCACACCGCGCAAGGACGGCTTTTACCGCTGCCGCCAGTGCAAGGAGGACTTCACCGTCCGTACCGGGACCGTCTTCGAGCGGTCGCACGTCCCGCTGCACAAGTGGGTTTACGCGATGTACCTGCTCGTAACGGCCCGCAAGGGCATATCCAGCCTGCAACTCGCCAAGGAAATCGGCGTCACCCAAAAGTCGGCTTGGTTCATGTTGCAGCGGCTCCGCGAAGCCTGCGGAAAAGACCTGACTATGCTTCAAGGGCTGGTCGAGGTTGATGAAACCTACGTGGGCGGCTTGGAGGCCAACAAGCACGAAGCCGACAAACTGCGCATGGGGCGCGGCCCGGTCGGCAAGCAGCCCGTTTTGGGCTTGCGGGAAAAGGGCAAAGGTGGTCGCGTCAAGGCGTTCAAGATCGACAGTACCGACGCGGGCACGATCACCGATGTCATCGTTCAAAACGTGGCGGTCGGATCGACCCTGCACACTGACGAAGCCCAAGCCTACGGCGAGATCGGCGGCCTGTTCTTCGATCATGCGACGGTCAACCACTCGGCTGGCGAATACGTCAAGGACGGCGTTTCGACCAATTCGATTGAGTCCGTTTTCGCGGTTTTGAAGCGCGGCCTGATCGGCGTCTACCATCACGCCAGCCCCAAGCATATCGGCCGCTACGTTGACGAATTTGCGTTCCGGTTGAACGAGGGCAACGTGGCCCGGCACACCCTGGAACGGCTGGACTCGTTCGTCAGTCGCGTTGCGGGCAAGCGGCTCACCTATAAGGCGCTGATCGCATGAGCGCGCCAGCGAAGCCCCCAGCGGCGATAGACGCGATTGCGGACAAGGTTCTCCGCTACCGTCCCAAGCCCAAAACGAAACCAGCGAAAAGGCGCAAACGCCGTGCCCGCCTATTACAACGAGATTGACCCCCATGCCGCACAGTGGCTCCGCAATCTTATCTCCGCTGGTCACATTGCAGCGGGGGACGTTGACGAGCGATCTATCGTTGACGTGCGGCCCGACGACCTTGGCGGATACGAGCAAGCCCATTTCTTCGCCGGTATCGGCGGATGGTCCTACGCCTTGCGGCTCGCCGGATGGCCCGATGATCGATCGATCTGGACCGGCTCCTGTCCGTGTCAGCCGCTTTCGAGCGCGGGACAACGCAAGGGCCATGCCGACGAACGACACCTCTGGCCCGCTTTTTACCGCCTCATCGCCGAGTGCGCGCCTGCAATCGTCTTTGGAGAACAGGTTGCGAGCAAGGATGGACGTGAATGGCTCGCCGGAGTTCGCGCTGACTTGGAAGCATTGGGATTTACCTGCGGGGCCGCCGATCTGTGCGCTGCGGGCGTCGGCGCGCCCCATATCCGTCAACGGCTCTATTGGGGTGCCGACGCCGGTAGTACCGAACGGTGGTCGCCGGCCGAAGGGCGGGGCGATGTCGCTCAAAGGCCAGACGCCAGACGGCAAAAAACGACAGGTCGATCTGGATTTCTTTGTCCGCCGAGCCTTGGCACACCCGACGCCGATGCACGGCGCACAGAACGAGGCGGCGCACAATGCGATGTCGGGCCAGTGGAAAACGGCCATTGGTCGGATGTCGAATGGGTCGCGGCTGGCGACGAAGGGCAGTTCCGCATTAAACCCGGCATATCCTTGCTGGCTCATGGGATTCCCGGACGTGTGGGACGGATTCGCGGGTACGGCAACGCGATTGTCCCGCAAGTCGCGTCCGAGTTCGTGAGCGCCTTCATGGAAAGTCGCCCTTGAAATGAGCGAATGGACTCATGTATATAATTCCCAAACATTATAAGCCAGTCACAACTGCTCCACCCCGCCAAGTGATTGTAGCAGAAAATCTGTGTGCGGCAATTAGGAGCCGACGCAAACTCACGGTTTTTCCCCCCGGTCGCCGCCAGCGAGCTCGACCGGGACGGTCGCGTCATGCTCTATCATGGGCGTTGTGACAGGCTGTCGCTCGACTGACTGTCCCGGCTGCACCACGTTGACGATGCGAATAGTCACGCCAGGCGTGGCGTTTGCTGCCGATCCGCGCTGCTGGGCCGCATCCTCGGTGACAAACCACATGGCCGCGTCGAGCGCCGGCTTGTTCTCGGCTGCGTCGCGGATTGTCTTGATGCGCTTGATACTTGCTGGCCCCTCGCTCGTTCGAAGTACCTGCATTTCACGTTTCAGGTATGCGACAACCGGTGGCTTGGCGAGCGCATAACGCATTGCCTGGGAAGTTAATCCCACCTTTTGTGCTGCTTCATCGAATGGCAGTGCATCCCAGACCATGAGATCGACAGCGCGGCGGACTTTTGCAGTGAGGCCAGCGCGTTCGATGCGCGTGGTGGGCCGGTTGCTGATTGGCTTCTCGTTGAGGATTGCCGCGTCGGACATGCTGTTGGCTTCGCTGTCCTTGGCTATCGCCTGCGGACTGGTCCTCGTTCGGCTGATCGCCTCACTGCGGGTTGAAAAGAGGGCGGGCGCGATGCGTGACGCGCGATTGGATGCGTCATTTTTGGTTTATTCGGCAACGCACGGCGACAAAACCGCATGAAATATGGGCTTTTGTGCTGTGTGAAATAGGTCAGCATTGCTGCTTGATCTCGGCGAGGGTTATTTGCCATATGCAAATTATGGGAATTATATACTTGAGTCCCGAGGCGCCCAAATAGGAGGCAACAGTGAGCGAGCGAACGGTTTACCGGCACAAAAGGCGAGGCGCCATCTACGAGGTCTTGCATGACAACGCATGCTTGGAGTGTTCCGCCGCGCCAGAGTTCGAAAAGATGTTCGATGAGGATCATTTCGTCGTTTATCGGAGCATTCACAGCGCGGCTGTCTACGTTCGGCCCTACCCGGAGTTTCACGATGGCCGTTTCGAAGCGATCCCCGATCCCAGGGACTCAAGTATATAATTCCCCAAATTATGGTGCGCCCATGCCTAGACCCTGACGCGCGTCGTGTTGCGTTATCGTTGTTGGCGCGGGGTCTCGGCAGTCCTGGCGAGATTGCCGACTTGGCCGGCGTATCGCGGCAGGTTGTTGAGGGTTGGGCGCTGATTGCCGATATGGATTGGCGCCAGATCAAGCGCGCGAGATTGGCAAAGGCGTGGCGCAAGGAATGGGATCGTGTCCGGCCGTAATTGGGCAAGAGCGCGCAAGTTGGCAGATGCTGAAAAGCCGCAAGAGGCTTGCGACATCGGCCTATTCAGCGATGACATGGATCAGGTCGAAATGTTCATGGAGCCCACAAACGACATGCCGTGACGCGGCTATGCCGCTTCCTTTGGCGGCACTGCGCCGGAACGGCATCAGGCCGGCGAGACGCCAATCTCGCCGGCCGCTTTACGTCTTGCTTTGCCGCTGGCAAGCCCGGCTTTCCGAGCATGTGTTCTCTTCCTTTTCACCAAATCCCAGCGCTCTTTAGCACCATTTCGGCCTATTTTCTGCATGTATCGACGGCTGAACTCGATTTTGATAGCGCCGCTATGCCGAACCTGGGAATTGTTGCGGCCGGCAAGCCGTGCTTCAACCGATGCGAATGCTTCCTCGCTGTGCTGCAGCACGCCTTCGACGCCTAAGCCGCCGAGATACCAGAGCAGCGATTTCATCCCCACGCGCCGTTGGCCGCGCGATGAGAATATCTTGGCGGAATATCCCTTCGGCGCGCCGGTGAGCTCGTCCAGCGCCTCAAACGAGATATTGCGCCGCTCCCGCCATGTATTGAGCGCCGCGCGCAGCCCGGCATAATCGTGCCAGGCGATCGGATCGGCATCGGCCGTCAATGGAAATACCGCCGCGGCGGCGGATCGAACGTATCGTCACCGCGGCTCGAGAACACGCACGCCAGCCCGATTCCGCCCCAGACTGCGACCGCAAAGCCGACGATGTAATAAACCGCGCTCAATGCACTGTCTCCGATTTGAGCACATACCACGGGCTATAGCGAAAAACCTCGCGGGCCGCCTCGCGAATGCGCCGGTCCGGCTCGTGGCCGAACACGTAGCGCAGATATTTGAAGCACGCCGCCTCGTAGCGCGATTGGATGGTCTTGGGGCCAAGTGAGGACGATTTGCTGCCGTAGCTCATTGCCGCCTCTCTAATGTTTCATGCTTATCCGGTTTAGACACACAGCCCTACATCTT